CTTTGGGTTCTCCGAATTTGATAACTGTTCCTTTTTCGTCATGTCGCTCCTTATTGTTTAGCAGGTTAGAGATATCCTGTGATATTTTATAATAGGCATGTGCCTGTCCCATCATATACTTATATTTTTCCATATTGTCAACACTACCAGAAATCATAGCATCACCAATCTGTTGATATTGTTCTTTCAGTTCTCTCTGTATTTTAGTTATTAATGTCAGTTCGTCCATTTGCTTTTTTACCTTTATTTATACCTTTCTTAATAATGTAATCTTGTGTCCCGTTCGCACCTGTCTCAACTTCTTTACGAAGAGTTTTAAACAGATGTTTTTCCTTTTCTTTTTTTTCTTTTTCTATTGAAAAAGTCTCTAATACTTTTGTATCTCTCATAACACCAATTATCTATATAATCTGTAATATTGTCAACAGTCTGACAAAATTTATATATAAAATTATCTAACATTTCCATCTTTTCCTAGCTTGTCTTAATCTAGAATTAGGATCTTTAGCAGCTTTAGGAAACTTTTTCATTTGCCCTGCTGATCTTGCGCAATACGATTTACGTCTATTCGCATCTTTAGATCCTTTTTTAACTTTACCTGTAACTGCAGTTTTTAATTTTGATCCGGGATTAGCTCTTCTATAAGCAGCAACACCAGCCTTAGTCATACCTGCACCTTTTTTAGTAGCTCTAAAATTTTTTTTATTTCTAGCAGGCATGTTATCTTGTTTTCTCATGTTACTTCTTTCTTTTAGTAAATGTTTTTACGTTAGTAGGCTTGCCGCCAGGATTCCCCGCTGCTCTTTTTCGTTTGACAGCACTCGTCTTTTGCGACTTTGTCATTCGTGTGGCTTTTGCAAGTGGGACGCATTTTGGATATTTCCTCTTTGAACCTTTGCTTCTTCCGCAAGGTTGATATTTTCCGTTCTTCTTCGGTGCTCCAATGTCTACCCATTTGTCCGCTACCCATTTTCTTAATCCACCTTCTGAATAATAAGTACGCATTATACATCAATCATCATCGTTAAATCTTCATCAACGATTAGACCTCCGTTAGCAGCTTTTTTCCTTTTTCCTTTTTTACCACCTGGAGTAATTTTACCAGAGCATACACCGGACGCATACATATTAGCATACGCAGAAGGATAAACTTTAAATTTTCTTTTTGCTGCTGCTTTTCCTTTTGGACATAGTTTAGCCATTATATTACTCCTTTGTAATATTTTTTATAACTAGGGTTACCAACTTCTACTCCACCAAGATCCCCTGAAATATAACTTCCATTATAATCTCTTTGAGCTTGCCTAACCATATCATTTTCTCCACTACCTACAGAAAAATGTTTTCTACCTTCTAAAGCAGCTACACGCGCAGGTTTCTTAACCTGTTTTTTCTTTTTCTTGCCTTGCATAGAGGCAATAAGTTTTTGTATAGCTTTTTTAGATCTTGCCATTACTTATTTATTTTTCCAGATTTTTTAGCTTTAGAACCAAACTTACCATAAGACTCATCTCTTGATGCTTTCAATTGCTTTGGAGTTCTTTTCTTTTTAATTCTCATTGCAATAGATTCATCTTTTCTATCTTTGTAACCTTGTTTCTTTTTTTTAACAGAACCACCTTTTTTATACATAGCTCCGCCTTTCATACCCATGTCGTCTTTGTAAAAACCAGACTCCATGTCTTTTCTAGCAGTAGACATTTTTCCACCACCCATTGCTCCTGCACGTCCACCTTTGTTAAATCTGAATCTTGCAGGTCTTACATTGTTTTGTCTCATATTTTTTCTCCTTATTTTTTTCCGTTACGAAAAATTTGTGTACCCTTTATACCATAGATGCTCGCCACGACAAGTATCCATAAATTTGTAAACCACGATGGAAGCTGTGAGAACATATCAAAAAACAATTTTACCTTGTCCATAGCAGTTGGGTCATCCGATATCACTGCCCAAGCGAGCACCAACACGGGCAAACTTAAAATTATCAAAACGGCCTCGTCTTTCCAGTCCGATTGTCTAGCTTCTAAAAGTTTTCCCTGGTATTGTTCTTCACCTTGGGCCATCTTAGTAGCATGCATTAACTGCGCGTCAGACATAGCCATCTTAGTTCTCTGCTTATTAGCGTAAATTTTACTTCCAGCAGAAACGGCTAATTTAATTGCCGATAACCACATGTTAGTACCAAGTTGCTGTTTTCTTTTTGTCTTTTAGCATTCTTTTAGTTCCTCTAACTTCTGTTTTGTCTCCAGTTGGTATGTAGTTTCTTGGCATACCATTTGCAGTCGTAACAGATCTTGGATCCAACTCAATATTTTGAGAGGGAATGCCTATTTCAGACGCTTTAAAAGATTCTTCTTTTTTAGCCATAGTTTTCTCCTTATTTTTTACGTAACTTACCTAATGTTATAGCAAATCTAGCTCTTTGTCCAAGTTTTCCTGGTTTCTTAGCCGCTGCTTTTAATTTAGACTTAGGAATTGTCTTACCTTTTTTAATTCCAAGAGATTTTCTTAATGAACCAGGTTTTTTTATTGCTTTTTTTATAAATCCACCTTTTTTAGCTCCATCTCTACTTGCCATTGCTTTAGCAATAGCTCTTCCTCTGTTCTCTTCGTAAGAAGTAAGTTTTCCATCACCATCTAAGTCTGATTTTTTTTTATTTATCATCTGTTTTCTCCTTCATATTTTTCAATTTCGACACTTGGCATCATTTTATCCACATTTGGAATAGATTTACTTAAGACTGTCTTTTCAATTGATGTATTAGCTCTTAGTTTTGCTAATTCTTCGTTCTGTTCCAACTTATCATCATGATTTTGTTGATTCATCATAGCTCTCATACGGTCAAGATTTATTCTTTCTTCACCTTCAACTCTTTTACGCTCATTATCTTGTGCTCTTAGGTCTAATTCTCTTGCTCTTAACTTAGCAATTGGATCATTACCTATACCAGATGTGATTTCTCTTTCTTCTTTTAAGAATTCTTCCATCATCTCAGCAATTAAAACAGCTTTTCTAGCTTCAATACGTAAAGTTATCTGTCTAAGTTGTTCTGCAACTTGTGGATTTGCTTGAGCCATCGCTGCCATCTGTTGCATTTGTGGAATCTCATCTTGAAATTCTATTTCAATTTGTTCTTGTGCCATCAAACTTATGTGCTCCATAATATTTTTTTCCATAGCAGCCATAATCATTGGATTATTTTGTGCCATGTTAGTTGCCATGAAATTTAAATGCGAAGTCATGTGTGCTCTGTGGTCTTGACCTGGAAATGCATTAAATGGTTTACCAGATAAAGCCATAATGTTTTCTAAAGCAGGGTCCATTGGAGCAGGTGGTTGAGGTTTAACTAAAACCTGATCAATATTTTTTACACCTAAAGCTTCATACATATTTCTGTACGCTGCATACATATTGTGCATTTGTGGATTAGAGGTTGCCAGCTGCAACTCTGTTTGTGCGAGGGAAATACGCTGAGTCTGTGAAAAGATGTTGGGATCAGCAACTGGCAAAATATCTACCCGATCATCAAAATCGGTTTGTTTAACAAACCTTTGACCCCCAACTACGTCGTACGGATATTCCGGTGGTAGATATAACTTGAATACTCTTGCTAATAATTTGAATTCTTGTTTTAGCGAAGAGTAAATTCTTTTGTGAATAGCTGACATAGTTCTAGAACCACGCTCAAGAAGAGCTACTGTAGTTCCAACTGCAGCTTGTTGATTGCCATCACCAACTTGTAGATCAGCAATCGATGCAAATCTTTGACCAGCATTAACTACGATACCCATAAGATTTAGTAATGTAGCTGATGGTTCTTTGAATGGTAACATCATGAATGAATCTTTTAAATTTCCACCTGGTGCATCTACATCTCTAAATTCACCTGGTTGAATTGACTGTGCGTCATCTCTAATTCTAATGCCACGCATTTTAAATCCAGCTGGTAAGTTAGATAAAGTTCCTGCATCCAATAACTGACGGAGTGCTGCAGTTGCAGTTCTGCTCAATCCGCCAATCATATGGATTAAACCAAAGCCATAAAAGCCTAGTCCTGGAAGAAACTTAAAATGAGTAAAGTATGGTATTTTGTTTTTATCTGGATCACCAATTTCATAGTTACGTCTAATAGCTAAAACACTTCTTGTAGCTTCATCTATTGTTACTATGTATGGAATTTTAATTCCTGAGGCTTCACCAGTTTGAGGATCTGCATCTTCAAAACCTTCAATATCTAAATTAACGTGACATTCTAAAATAGTATAAACATCATCGTCTTGAGTTTTTCTTTGACCTTCGAGTTCTCTTTCTTTTTTCTCAACGTCATCTTCTGTTTGTCCCGGTGTACCTAATTCAATATCTAAATAGAAACCGGCTACTTGTTGTTTTCTTAATTCGTTCTTAGAAATTTTTACCCGATGGATGATTGCCTCTGCATCGTCTAATGAGGTAGCCGTGTAGGGTACAATCAAATCATCTGCCGGTACGAACTTTGATGTCG